AATATCGCTGGCACACGCACCGTCCCTATGAGTGGGCAGGAGTGCTGTACATACAAACACCGGAGAACTGTGGTGGTATAGAGTTTAGACGGCAAGAAGAGTACTATACGCATATACCGCAAGCAGGCGAGTTTTTACTGTTTTCGGGCAATCTAGCACACAGGGTACTGAAGAATAACAGTGACTATTATAGAATTAGTGTAGCCTTCAACTTTAAAATGCGATAAATACTGGATGAATATAATCTTAATAACTTTACTTTTTACACATTTAACAATAGTAAGTGTTACCCTATATCTACATCGTAGCCAGGCACATCGCGGTGTAGAGTTTCACCCCGTAGTAAATCACGCTATGCGTTTTTGGTTATGGCTAACCACAGGAATGACTACTAAGCAATGGGTAGCAATCCATCGCAAACATCATCAAAATACAGACGTAGAAGGCGATCCACACAGCCCGCACATATTTGGTATTTGGAATCTAGTGTTTGGCGGTGTCAAGTATTATAATCGTGCCGGCAGTGATGCTGACATGGTTATGAAATACGGAGCAGGTACTCCTAAAGACTGGATCGAACGCAAACTATATACACCTCACCATCGCCTTGGCATTCTCCTAATGCTAGTCATAGACTTATTGTTATTTGGGCCGTGGGGATTCTTAGTGTGGGGTGTTCAAATGATATGGATTCCGTTCTGGGCCGCTGGCTTTATCAACGGAGCAGGACACTGGTGGGGATATCGCAATACAGATACTAAAGATAAAAGTACTAATTTACTACCTGTAGGCATATGGATTGGTGGTGAAGAATTACACAATAACCATCACGCAGACATTGCTAATCCTAAGTTTAGCCGCAACTGGTACGAATTTGACATCGGCTGGACATACATTAAAGTATTGGAGTTTTTCAAATTAGCAACCCTTAGAACCAACTAAATATACTAAAGAGATACAGTATGCCAACCACAGAAATTAACGAACTACAACAAGCAAAAACTGAAGTCTACAATTATTGTAAGGCTATGTTAGGCGACGGCATGGTTGATATTGAACGAGTCCCAGTGGATTACGAAATTGCTCTAAGCAGAGCATTAGGCAAATATCGCCAACGCGGTGATAGTTCAGTAGAAGAAAGTTATATGTTCTTAACTACTGTAGAAGATCAAAATACATATACACTACCTAAAGAAGTTATTGAAGTTAGACAAATTTTCCGCCGAAGTATCGGTAGTAGAACAGGTTCAGGCCAAGGTGGTACAGTATTTGAGCCGTTTAACATGGCTTACACAAACACCTATTTGTTAAGTAGTAGCAACATGGGTGGTCTTTTGACATACGAATTATTTGCACAGTATCAAGAATTAGTTGGTCGTATGTTTGGTAGTTTTATTGAATTTAAATGGCATGCACAAAGTCACAAACTAACACTGCTACAGCGCCCACGCAACAGTGATGAAGAGATGTTACTCTACTGCTACAATTATCGTCCCGACATTGGCATTTTAAATGATGTCTATGCAACACAATGGGTTAAAGATTATACACTGGCCAACTGCAAAATTATGCTAGGACAAGCACGTGAAAAGTTTGCACAAATTGCAGGCCCACAAGGCGGCACTAGTCTAAACGGCGCAACTCTAAAAAGCGAAGGCACTGCTGAAATTGAAAGATTAGAAGCAGAACTAGCAACGCAAGTTGCAGGCGGTCGCGGATACACATTTATTATTGGTTAACATGAGAGCAAAAGAATTCATTACTGAAAAGAAACAGGCTAAGATTACTAAACGTCAGAGTCAGTCTAGTCGCGGTATTAATATCTACGGTGATGCAGAACGTGCTAATAGTGATTATGTAGCATTTAAGTTAGGACAAGCAATGGCCGGAACAGACGGCACAAATACTCCTGATATCGATGCTAAGAGTTGGTACGGCAAAAAGAAAACAGTACATCCATATACCGATGTTGAACAGCAAATGTTCATTAAAGCAGCCAAAGTAGTAGGTGCTGACTACAAAGACCTTAACCATGGCGACATGCGCAGTCTAGAATTGGACACTACAAACAAAGTTAGTCCAGTTGCAAAGCCCAAAAAGAACAAATACGGCATATAAAAACTTGACCTTGTAATAAAACTGTTATATACTAACGGTACTTACGGAGGGGTTATGATCATTGGTATATGCGGTTTTATTGGTTCGGGCAAAGATACTGTTGCGGACTATCTAGTTAATTTCCACGAATTTCGCAGAGAAAGTTTTGCCAACACGCTAAAAGACGCAGTTTCAAATGTCTTTGGTTGGGACAGAACAATGCTAGAAGGGCGCACAAAAGAAGCCCGAGAATGGCGAGAGCAAGTAGACCCTTGGTGGGCACAACGCTTAAACATGCCTAATCTAACTCCCCGTTTAATGCTACAATTATGGGGTACAGAAGTATGCCGTAGGGGATTCCATGACGATATCTGGATTGCTAGTTTAGAAAATAAACTTCGCACTAGCAAGGACGATATTGTTATCAGCGACTGCCGGTTTCCTAATGAAATTCAAAGTATTCGTAATGCAGGCGGCATTATTGTATGGGTTAAACGTGGCCCGTTGCCTGAATGGTATGACTCAGCAGAAATTGTAAATCGAGGCCCAGACGGCAATTTAACATGGTCTACTAATAAAACACGCTTAGAAAAATTTGGAATCCATGCTAGTGAAACTGCTTGGGTAGGCACTGAATTTGATCACGAGTTAGATAATAATGGATCAATAGACGAGTTGTTTGCGCAGATTAAAAGTCTGGCGTTAAATCACCCTGCCGCCACTTAACACCTTCTTGATGTAATGTTCGCTGACAGTTAGCGCACACCGTTTTTAAGTTACTAGGACGGCAGTTATCAAGATTGCCGTCAACATGAAATACATTAAACACTTCAATGTGTTTACTTTTAAAGCCGCACTTTTCACAAAAGTCTTTTTGCCTATAGCCTAGTTGATACCATCTAGGCTTTTTAGGTGTTGCTCCTCTAGCGCACGAGTCGCACTGACTCCGGTAGAATGCCTTCTTTCCCTTGTAGTAGTTTATAGCACAGGGCTTAGAGTCGCACGTTTTACATAAAGGTCGCATACGATATTTAGCAACCGCCCTTTTTATGCCCTTTTCTAGATGTTATATTGGGCTCTTTCTACAAGGTTACGCTAAATATTTGTAGTAAAAAGGAGACCACTAAAATGGCTTTAACTTCCCCAGGAGTACAGGTTTCTGTAATCGACGAGAGTTTCTATACACCTGCTGAACCTGGCACACGACCATTGTTTATCGTTGCTTCAGCGGCAAATAAGACCAATGCTTCAGGCACTGGCACAGCACAAGGCACATTAACTGCCAATGCTGGTAAAGTATACACAGTAACTAGTCAGCGTGAACTTGCTGATTTGTTCGGCGATCCAGTTTTCCGCGTAGATTCAAATAACAACCCAATTCACGCAGGTGAATTAAACGAATATGGCTTACAAGCCGCATACAGTTTCTTAGGCATTGCTAACAGCGTATTGATCGCTCGTGCGGCAATTGACTTAGACGCTCTTGCACCACAATCAGCCGCGCCGGGCGGCGACCCACAAGACGGAACATTCTGGTTAGATACTTCCACAACTGCTTGGGGTATTTTTGAGTGGAACGGCGCAGCCGCAAGCACAAAGAACGGACAAAGTTTTATTAACAAGACTCCGCTAATTGTTCTAGAAGCAAGTCAATTAACAGCAGATGGCCCTAAGCCAAGCGTTGGCCGTATCGGCGAATACGCAGTTGCAGTTGGTAGCAACGTTGTTTCTGAAGGCGAATTAGGTGACACTACTCCTAACGCAGACCAAGCAACTACACACGAAGTATCTATGTACTTTAAGAATCGTAGCGGCAACTGGGTTAAAGTTGGCAGTCCTGCATGGACAGCAAGCCACCCAACAGTTACTGGCTCATTCGGCGATACTACGTATCTTACAACCCTAACACTAACTATCAATGGTGGTTCAGATGTTCTAAACGGTAAGAACGCTAATACAATGGCTAAAGTAGTTGCCGCAATTAATGATGCTGGTATTGCCGGTATTTCTGCAACTTACACTAGCACAACTAGCACACTTGAAGTGTTCTCAGACGGTGCATCAGTTCAATTGCAAGGTACATTTATTACTGGCGCAACAAGTTCAGGTGTAGATGCTACTAAGGTATACTACCCACCTGCATTAACTATTGCAAAACATACACAAGTTCCTGCATACAAATTACGTGATGCAAGCCCACGCCCAACAGGTTCTGTATGGATTAAGACAACTGAGCCAAATGCTGGCGCACGTTGGAGAGTTAAAAAGTACAACGGAAATACCCAACTATGGGATGCTGTTGAAACACCAATCTATGCAAACAGTCACTCTGCACTAGCAGAATTAGACAAGACAGGTGGCGGAATTAACATTCCGTTAAACAGTGCGTATGTTGAATATAACTTTAACCAACTAAGCCCTGCACAAGCAGATTTCCGTGTAATGCGTAGAAGCGCAGTTGGCGAAACTGTATTAACTAGCAAAGCAATTACTACAATCCCAGCAGGTTCTTACACTATTCAAGTTGGTGAGAGCCTAGTTGGAAGTGCAACATTGCAATCATTCCCTGTAACAATTACCAATGGTGGTAGTGCAATTACAGCAGAAACTATTGCAGAAGCAATCAACGGCCGTGGATTTACTAACTTAGTAGCCAGCGTAACTAGCCTAAACAAAGTTGAAGTTAAACACACAAAAGGCGGCGAAATCCGTTTTGCAGACTTAGGCGACAGCACAGCATTTGTTGGAACTCTATTAGAGTTTGATAAAGACAGCAACGTTTATGCAGTTCGCGAAGACGGTAGCATTATTGACGGTGGTACAGACATTGGCCAGGGAACATATCAGTATGTTGCCAGCAACTGGATTCCAATGACAATTACTCCAGACACAGCAACAGTTGTTCGTCAGAGTTATTACATTGCAAACGACAATCCAACAACACTAGTAGCCGATGGCGCACTATGGTACAGTTCTGTAGTTGACGAAGTGGATATTATGATCCACAACGGTAACACATGGGTTGGTTATTTGAACTATGACCACAGTGGAGATCCAGCACACGTTCCTAACCCAACAGGACCAATTGTTTCAGCAAGCGAACCAGTTGAGCAAAGCGATGGCACCATCCTAGAAGAAGGTGATTTGTGGATTGACACTAGTGATATCAACAACTATCCAACCATCAAGCGTTACGACTACACTAACAAGCGTTGGATTACACTAGATAAGTCAGATCAAACAACTGAAAACGGTGTTCTATTTGCCGATGCACGTTGGAATGAAGATGGCTTAACAGCAGATCCAGCAAGTATTGAAGAATTGCTAGTAAGCAACTTCATAGACTTTGACGCACCAGATCCTGCATTATACCCACGTGGTATGTTGTTATGGAACCTACGTCGTTCTGGTTTCAACGTTAAGAAGTTTAAGAAGAACTACATTGACTTGCAAGCGGACAACTTACGCTACAAGGCTGCACAAAGCGATAACGGTGAAAACCCAACAAGCGGTGACAGCATGGCTGACTACTACCCACATCGTTGGGTAACTGAGTCTGGCAACCAAGCAGATGGCAGTGGATCATTTGGTCGCTTTGCACAACGTAAAGTTATCCAACAAAGTCTACAAGCATTGGTAAACAGCAATCAACAAATCCGTGATACAGAACGTAACACATTTAACTTGTTGGCTTGCCCAGGATATCCAGAACTAATCGGCGAAATGATTAGTCTAAACTACGATCGTGGTTTAACATCTTTCGTAGTTGGTGATACTCCTGCACGTTTAACACCAGATGCAACAACATTGAACAACTGGGGTACTAACGCCGCACTAGCACTAGAAGACAACGAAAAAGGTCTTGTATCTAGCGACGAATACTTAGGTGTGTTCTATCCATGGGGCTTTACAAGTGATAACGCAGGACGCGATGTTATTGTTCCACCAAGCCACATGATTTTACGAATGATTGCTCTAAGCGACAATGTTTCTTACCCATGGTTTGCTCCAGCAGGTACACGTCGTGGCGGCATTACTAACGCAACAGCAGTTGGTTACTTAGACAGCGC